CTGGGGGACCCGCCACCCTTACCCTGGTGGGACCGGTAGCTAACCACAGGCTACCAACCTCTGTAGAGGCAAGTGATGTGGAATCGGTAGTTACCGACAGACTACCACCCTCTGTAGAGGAAAGTTATGTTGGATCGGCGGTTAGCAACAGACCGCCAACCTCGGTAGAGGTCAGTGATGTTGTAACGGTAGCTAGCAATAGGCTGCCACCCTCTGTAGAGGTAAGTGATATTGCAAAGAGGATCTTAATCTCCTCGTTATCTTTTCAAGATGACAAAGATGGTTTTTCTGCCTCTGATGGATTTCATATTTTTGAAGTCGTCAGATCAGGAGTTCGCAACCTCCTGTCTCCTATATGGAAGGCTGTTTTGCACCCCCCAAAACCCAAAACCCCCCCTTTTGAGGAAGCTAAAGCTTTTTACCCTAAAGTACGCTTTCCTCTCTGTAATAGATTCTCTGTTCTTCCCAAACAGAAACCTATTCCATTTTCTCTAGAATATGAACAAGAGAACACATTTTTGAATCACTTCATTAAGTGCCAACGTCAGTTGAAACTTACTACTAAACTAAGATTCGAAAAAATCCGTTCTTTACGTATTAGAGATTTCTCTATTGTTTCGCATTTCGGTGTACCCTGCATCGTTATGACTGCTTCCACATTAGACTCCTCAATTAATTTACATGCAAGGAACTCTGAATCAGAAAATTCAGACATATCCTGTGCAAACACTGATTCTGAAGACGAAGTAGATTCAAGTGAATTTTTAGACTCAGATTCTGACTATGAAAATTATTTTGATCAAGCAGTTAATTTTGTTGAAACGTCATTTAGAGATATTTCAGAAAATTTGTCGAACTTTGACATTTCTGAGATTAAATTGATTTCGTCTAGTTCTTCTGATGAAGAACTTCCCCCTCTACCGAATTACATTAATTATGTAGAATTGAGGACAGGAAATCGATTTAACAAACTTCCCTATCAAGGAGTTTATAGAGAGAGGATTGGTACCACTGACATACATGGAGTTCCTAGAGTTTTCCACAAAGTTGTAAACTCAGATTGGTACGCCCCTCAATATATATATCTCCACCATGAAAGTGATTTTACTTTTTCTATCGACCCTAATGGTAGAAGAAAAGGCCCCCTTACGTTTAAGGAAAAAACTTTGGAACTTATTGTGCCAATTTCATTTGAAATAGACCCGGCTATAACCCCCAAAGTTCTTATAGTTTTTTCCGCTGTTCCTAGATATCACACCCCGGTTACCCAGACTTGTACAGCAGACGGGATTCATTTTGGTCAGTTGCACCCGACTGACAAATTTACCTGTTGCATTGCCAAGCACGTAGCCCCATTTCCTGGAATTATCAAGCACTTTCGAGAGGTTTTTGACATAGATTTAGTATGCGAATATTTAGACGCAACTGTTTCTTACATTTCTCCTCCAGACTTTGTTTTGTATTCTCTACAACCCACCCAGGTTGAGCAGATGTATCAAACTTTAAAGAAGGTGCTTCTTCAGAGACGAGATTTCACTCTAAGCATAGACGATGCAGCCGAATTTCAATGTCCCTCATCTTCCCTTTATAGAAAGTTGATCCATACTGAATCAGTACGTGATTTAGAGATCAAAGTATATAAGCTTTATTGTCCGATAAAAGATAATATGATGATTGCAGATTTGAAAAGCATGGATATGCACGATCTTTGTTTCACAGTAATGTATTTTCTGGTTAAGACCAGAACATCTAATTACGTCATCGTAGATACTTCAGGACTGCGTTATCAGTTTGAAGTTTGTGCCGAATTCCAATCCGGTGAACTTCTTACTAGGAACCCAAACCAAAAATTTGGCCTTGCTTATCCCGACAAGCGCCAAAAAACTGAACGAAACAGATACTTGAACCCAGACTTGTTCAAATGTTCAGGGACAATTTACCCAACGTTGATTAACTTGGATAAATTCAAAGTCAAAAGTATGCCCTACAAGGATGTCTCCGAAATGTTAGACAATTATCTCTTTTTATGCAATTTTGCTAATAGGAGAGGTTGGTTTTACAAATCGAAGGCCAATATCCTTGCTGATTACAAAACTAAGCTTGCTTTATTTAAACAAACTAACAAGCCCATTTACCGCGCATTGAAACACATGCCCAGGCTAACTCCGTTCGTCCAAGAACCTTTAGCCAAGATGTTCAAATGCTTGGGTAAAGCTCAATTCCAAGGATTTTTCTCCGATTTGATCGGATCTTTCGCCCCTAGATCCATTTCAATGATACAAGATTATTACAAATCTTTTCACACAAAGATTGTAGAAGTCTTCGGAGATATGTCCTCTGGTGCCCATTTGTTTATAGACCTTATAGCAGCTTTTATAGCTTGCGTAGCATTTTCTACTTGTGTAAAACTTACAGTGAAAACAGTCACATGGTTTACCGAGCAAATCTTTAGATTAGGATATCATTCTAGTGTTAAGATAAGCTCTTGGTTAATGCACCTTTTAGGCCTTTGTCGTGATCTCGACGAAGCAGATGACGTAGCTTCTTTCAATTCAGGCTGGGCTTCCATTGCTGTTAGCATAGGAAGTCTTTTTGCCTTGATTTTTGGAGCATCTGATTCTAGCCTTAAGGACGCAGGAAACTTTTTCCGCATGTTTACCCCATGTAAGAATCTTGTAGATATGATCTTTATGAATATGGAAAAATTAATCTCTTTTATTGCTTTCAATATAGATCCGAATTGCTCATTAGCTTCAGACTATGTTTTCTTGACAGAAATCGAATGTTGTAAGGACCGAATAAACGAAAGACAACTTAATCCCAATTTGTCCAAAGATATAGGAATTAATACAGCCGTTGTAGACGACATAATTAAAGACTATTCTTGGTTAATTAGACATAAGACCATGATTTATACCAACCAATCTTTGAAAGGTCAACATCATGTTTGGAATTCTTTAATCTCTCTGGCCACAGACCATTATAATCTAGCCAAAGAAACTCTCAATGAGAAAAGAAAAGAACCTATAGTGATTTGGCTTTCCGGTGACCCCGGTCAAGGAAAGAGTTCTGTGATGCAGATATTGATGAAGCTTATAGTTGAAGAAATGTCCCAGACCGGTGACCCATACTGGACTGGACTAGCTTACGATAAAAGACTTATGTTTTCGAAATCTTCCACTACCCCTTATTTCAACGGATATAAACACCAACCCTTCTTCTGTTTTGATGATTGGGGTCAATTAACTGACCCGGTTAGCATGACAGCTAATATAAGTGAAATGATTACTTTAGTAAATGTTGCACCTGCGCCATTAGATATGGCAGATGTTAACAGTAAAGGAAAAGTAAATTTTACCTCTCGGGTTGTATTTTGTACCACAAATAAGACTGAGTTTTCAGAATTAAAAATGGCAAATCTTGCTGCTTTATATAGGCGTATGACCTATCCTATGAAAGTAACAATGCAAGATAAGATTCCAGACGACGACAGCGCCCTGAATTTGGCTGCTATCAAGAAAGCCTGGAGGTTCTCCACCATTACAAAATTTGGAACTTATAAGACAGATTGTGACCTTAAAGGAAATTCAAACATTGTCCAATTAGCTAAGGCGGTCTGTGCCAGACTTATTAAAGACCACAAGACTCGAGACTTCGCTGACAGATTAGATTGTAAATTTCAGATATTTGAGAATCTTTTCTTCGCCCCTGCTCCCGCCAGCCCTTTGGCCAAATGTACATGGAAGACGCTTAAAAGTCAGACAACCTTTCCCCTAGAAGTAGACCACTTTTCACCTATCCAGCTATGCAGTACTCCTAAATCTGCTTCCATTCCCTGGAAAAATAGATTAGGGATGGATTGCTTTGCTCCCAAGTGTCTTACTTCCCATTCAGGAAATTCTTTGGACGACCTTTTTGTCAGTGGTGTTACTGCTAGTACCATTACCGCTAATGATTTCATATTAGAAGGTTTCAGTTTTCACGGAGCTTCCGTGCACCTTGCTATATGGGACTATACTTTGACTCTCCTTCAAAAGAGAGAAATTAGTGAAGTCTTTTATAGGAATGCTAACGGAATTTACCAGCTCCCTGAATTTAGTAGTTCATTATCAGATGTAAAGATTACTGACATAGATAAATACATCCCATTCTCAGTGAATTCAATGTCTCCTTGGCTCAAGTTTCGAATTTGGACTAGAGTTTACATTGGTCACGCATTTAGTGCTATGGATTATGCCTTGATGGCCGCTTCTGGCGCTGCAATTTCTGCTGTTATAGCAGGTATAGCCGCCAGTTCAGGTCTGAAAGTGCCAGTAGTGTTTCAAGCTTGGTACGAAAAAGGTAAAGGCGTAAAAGAAGTCGCCAGAAATCAAAGAAGAGAGCGAATAGCTCGAATTTTAGACAAAGAAGGACTTGAATACGCTTGGGCCAACTTTCACGCTCCAGTGAAATTGTCCAATCCTGTGGCAAAGCACGCTAGGGCTGTTAGCATAGTTAGAAATTCCTATGTTATAGGCTTCGTGTTTGACACGGGAGTCGTGAGCTATATTCATGGCCTTTTTATGGATGATAAATCTTTATTCTTTACTTGGCATGCTCTAGCTGCCTACAGACAATCAGGACTAAAATTAGTAAAGATTTGCCTTTATCCGGATGTTCCGTCAGATACTGTTAGAACCTGCCTAGAAGCTAAACTTTCCCAGTTTACCATAATAGAAAAAGATAATCGAGATTTAGGATTAATTTTGTTCCGCAGACCCCCCCTTAGTTCCGTGTCTTCGCTTTGGAAAATGACAAACTCTCAAACTTCTCCTCCGAGATCTTTGCCTGTAGTCCATCGTATCATAAAAGGTATGGTTGAAGAGCGTAGTATGCTAGCTTATGAAGGACCCTTTTCCGCTAAATTAGTAGTTAATTCTTCGTTGAAGATGAGAATCAGGTTAGAAGGCTTAGATCCTTATGTTGGAACAGATTATGAATATTATCTTGTTACCAATGGTAAAGGAGAAGCTGGTTTCTGCGGATTTCCCTATTTGGCCCCAGAAGGAGTTGATAAACCTTTGATAGGAATTCACTCTGCTAGAATAGGAGAAGACTCCATCATATGTCCTATATATGCTGAAGACAATCCCAATGTAGGCTCTTTCCATGCTCTCCCTCCTGGAGTAGCTGAGAAGATAGAAATAACTGCTCCTTGTAAACCAATTTCAGGTACGAAAGCACTTGGAAAGTGGCAAGGCAAAAATTCTTCTTCCCCAGTAGTCTCTGATTATAGAGAAACTTTTCCAGGAAGCTCGAATTTCTTCACCCCTTATAAGGTAATACCAAACCTTCATGAAGAAGCGAGAGAGAATAGAAATGAACTGACAATGAATTATGGTCCCACTCAAATCATCTCAGATGACATAATGGACGAACCAGAGTTTTTTGAAAGTTTCTTCAAGCCCACTAAGCAACTTCAAGTACTTACGTTTGAATATGCCCTTTTTGGAGACCCGTCCGTAAATCTGCCCTCATTCGCTTCCCAATCTAAATATGTTGGTTACCACTTTGAAAGTTCTAAAAAGTCCCTTGTTGATTTTGACAAGAAGATTTATGCTCCTGAACTCAAAGAACGCGTAGAACAATATATAGAACTTGCTAGAACGGACGCAATTACACCTTTAGCAGTACAATTTGCTAAGGATGAATTGTTGGACCCTGAGAAAGTTTATCGTGAAGATCCTCAGTGCCGTATTATAAATGGCCATGACCTGGCTTTTAATATAGTACTTAGAATGTTCATGGGAGACCTCCAGAATGACATAATAAAACACCCAATGCAGAGTGTTTGTCTTTTAGGAATTGATCCGAATTCCTTAGATTGGCGTTATGTCAGAGATAAATCTCTCTCCAAAGACAAAGCTTTAGCTGGAGACCTTTCCAAGCAAGAAGCTACCAGTGGAGATGGAACTGCCGTTTCTTTTAGCCATTGGGCTAATTGGTGCTACGATGATGATTCCCAGATCATAAGAACCAACCTGCTCAAAGGTTTAAATGGATATTGCTTTATATCTAATGGATGTGTTTATGAAACCATTAGAGGCCATTCCTCAGGACATTTTCTCACAACACTGTACAATAGTTATGAGGTCTGGGCCATGCACAAATACGTTTTTGTCAAGGCTCCAGAACTCTCTGAGTTGAAGTTCGAGGACGAAGTTGCTCTCACCACCTCTGGCGATGATTCATTAGGATCTGTTTCTGCGAAAGTAGAAGATTCCTATAATATGATAGTCCTCCAAGAGGGTATGATGAGGCACTTCGGTGTTAAATATACTGGTCCCGATAAGGATTCCCCGACCCCCAAATTTGTCCCCAGAGATGAACTCACTTTCTTAGGAAGAGAGTTTATTGAAGAGGACTCAATAGTGTTTGGCCGTCTGCGTGTCGTCGCGATTTACGATATGCTGACTAAATGGCGCCCCATTCCAGGATTGAGTACTGAACAAAGTATAAAGATCCGGAGCGATGCTGCTAGTCGTGAGATGGTTTTGTACCCCAAATCATTTTATTACCAAACAATTTCTGTGCTGAGGCAAGGTTATAAAGAGTCTGGTAGAAGAGCCCCCCACTTCCCAGATTATCAGAAGCTAAGGAGTAAGATCCTAGCAACCTGGTGTTCCCAATGCTTTAGCGAGTATGAGAAGGTCGCCATCGTCAGTCCCGGCGATGGCCTCTAAATTTTCAATTGCCCCTTGGGTTTGAAATCCCTCACAAAATTCAAACTAGGTTAGGATTCCTTAAAAATCCAAGACTGAGAGTGTCTCGCATAATGCCTGTCTCACAGACACTTTCTTTTACCCTAGCTTACTTGTCAGGAAGTTTGCTTATTGCTCTTCACCTATAGTAATGTGGTGAAATGACATGAGAAAATTTACTAGCTTATCATTAACAGAACAAGAAGCTCCCTTAGCTCAAGAACATAAGGAACTTACTCAGCTGAACTTAGTTGAGAAAATAGAGAAAGCCCCCGTTGTCTCTAGTGGATCGCAAGATCCTGACCCATATTTGTCAAAAATTCCTACGAGTATTGTCTCCAGAGAGTTTTTGATTAAATCCCTCACCCTCCTCACGGAAACCCAAGAAGTTTTCTATCCATGGAAACTCCTGCTGCAAAATAAGACAGTTTTAGACTATCTTAAAGTTTTCAGACTTTTCAGGTCTGACATGAAGTTACGCATCGTTATGCTCTCCTCTGCTATGCAGTATGGAGTTGTGATGGTGTCTTACTTGCCTTACATGAGTAGTGCGACCTCGCACTTGTCTTTGGCTCAGCAGAGTCAATCCAATGCACACATGTTAAGTATAAACCAGCAGGATGGATGTGAAATCTTCCTCCCATACATGAATCCCAAGCAATATTTCGACTTAGAAAATGCTCGTGGTTCAACCCCCTCTTATGCCCCCAACTTGTGGAGAGTTTGTGTAAACAATCTGGATTCTAGATCACTGACCACAGACACCCCCACTAGCTTAAAGTTCAACGTTTTTGCCTCTTTTGAAAATCCAGCTGCTGCAGGATATATTCAGAACGAAGCGAACTTTCAATCTGGAATCTTTTCTGAGGTCGCTCAGACCGTAGGAACAGTGGCTGGAGATTGGCTCTTGAGATATTCCCGCAGTCAGGGAGCAGCCATGCTCGAAACTGCAATGGATTCAGGAGCCGCTAAACTGGAAAGTCTTTTTTACTCTCAAGTAGGAGACACCAATCCAGAGTCGGTCCCCCAAGATTCTCAGAAGATGCAATTTAATGTGTTGAACGACATTTCAGCCCCCTTTTCTAAAGAACAAGCCATGTCTTCAAAATTAGGAGACTGCACGAAGAAACAATACAAACAATTACCCAAATTTAATAACGTAACTTCGATTTCTAGGATATGTACGACCCCCACTTATATTGGGAAGTACTATCTTAGTTCAGCAGCTTCAAATTTTGAGATCGACTTGAATCCTCTCTTATATAACACTCGAGCCAAGTACTTGAGCAAGTGTTTTAAGTACTGGAGAGGTTCCATGAAAGTCATTCTCGGTTTTTATGCCTCCCCGCTCACTGCCACTAGGCTTCAGATCACAATGAGCCCCACAGGTGCAGGTGCCAACGATGCAAAGAACGTAGGAGATCTTCCAACTTGGATTCAGACTATTAAAGGAGATTCCTCTTGGGATCTCTGTATTCCCTTTTTACAAACCACAGAATGGTGCGAAACTGACATGACAAATTGTTTAATCCCCAAAGTTATGGTGAATATGCTTGACCCATTACCCCAACCCTTCGATAAGACAGTTGGTGTCACTACACTAGTTTATCTAAGCTGCGGAGACGACTTCTGTTTTGCAGGAATGCAATCTTGTGTACCATCAACTATTCCAGCTCTTGAAGGCAAGTCTAAAGCCCCTCGACCTCAAGAGGAGCCTATGGCTGAATTTCAGAGTGGATCTCTAGACGCAATGATGAAAATGGTGCCTAGCCCTAGATCAAACTTTAGAAGTTTTCAAGGCGGTATCATAGACATAAGACAAATTCTTTCTAGATTTTCCAGCCGCAACCCAACAGCTGACAAACTCTTCCCTTTTCCTTTAGAGATTGCAGATGCCACTGCACTTTTAGATTTTGATAACTTTGATTATTTGGCCAATCTTTTTAAGTTCTACTCCGGAGATACATTGCTGAAAGTACTTTTCAGTAAGTCTCCAGTTTCAGGACGTTTAGTAATTCAAATTAGAAACTCGAAAGAAGAAGTGTCTGGCTCAGATTTCAAAACAGGAAATAGCATGGCTGTCACTACTCAAGCCGTGTGGCCGGTTATAGATATTTGCTATCCTTTCCAGTCAACTGTTGAATTTGACAGTCTCTGGGAGCCTCTAGGAATGTATGGTATCCAGTTTGATGCTGAGTCTGAAGTAGGAAGTTTTTATCTGGCTGCAAGCCCTGATTTCGCCCTAAAGTACTTAATGCCTGTTCCAGATTTTGCTGAGTTTCAATCAGCCAGATTTGTCGGACACGATTCAGTGTCAGGCTTTCTAGATGTGGCCATAGCTGCTGCTGGTGTTAACTATCCTGTTTTCACTCCACTGGCTTTTTCAGGAGTTATCGATTGGGACTTACATCTCTCCGTCGAGAGATTGTCCGGAAATTCAGATCAGCCCTTTTTAGTTCAATTAGCGACCGCAGACTTGGGTGTAGGACTATTGTCAAACCCGACTGGCCCCACATCTAATGTTTTGTGCTCTCCTGTTTCATGGAGAGATGAAAATGGTTCCGGTACTAATGTGAAGACATTTCACCTTTCCGAGTCCCTACAAATTGACTATTCTACGTCATCCGTCTGGTTGAACATAAGACCTTTTGTTGCTCTTCCTACTTCCTCTTTTAGATTCTTTTATTCTGTAACGAGACGTCCTTGGTCTCAATCAGTAATTTTAGTTTCCCCTCAAATCACCTCAGATTGTGTAGGTAGAGTAGCTTTAGACCCTCTGCTGCCTGCCAATGTAAATGTGGTTTCCATTCCCCCAGTACAAGTTTCAAATTTGTATAATCCCCACCCTATTCAGGTGACAAACCAACCTATCGACGTGCAGGTAACTGCTTCTGTCGCAACTGGTGTCGTCATTGAGAATGTCCCCCTCCCAGTTGATATTACTTCTTCTATTGAGTTGCCTTCTAGAGTGCAGGGTGTTGTCGCCCCAGACACGCCTGTATTCGTTAGCAATTACTTTTGAGTAGTGCCGTCATCTACAAATGTACGTCCC